GGTGATGGTCTTGGTGGTGATGGTCTTGGTGGAATTCCCGAGTGGGATTCTGGTTTATCTGATGCTGAAAATTATGCAAATCTTGGATTCGATATAGAGGGAGCAAGAACGGCAAATCGTTCTGCAAATACTGGTTTGGATGGATTTGATGAAAACGGATTACCAATACCCCCAGATTTTATAGGACAACAAATAATTGATGAAGATGGAAATCTTTGGGTATATAAAGACCCGCCCGGAGCGTGGATTAATTTCGGAGATACAGAGGCACAACATACAACAAGTGGTGATGGACAAACACCAATTTATGAATCATATTTTTCAAAGGTATCTGGTGTTATTAATAGTCAAGAGTTAACTGTTGAAGAAAGTTGGCAGGCACAGGGTCAAAGAGTTGGTAATCTTACTAATTTTGAGTTGCTCTATCCAAAATGGTATATTACTTACCATAATAATCCAAAAGATTTATACAGTTATTTACAGTTTGATGAGGACAAATCAAATCTTATTGTTAATTTCCAAAAAGATACTAACAAGTATACTGAATATCCACACTCAGTAGTTTATAAATTATATGAACCATTACCAGCTGGTGTATCAGAAGGAGATTTAACTTATGTTGTAAAAGAAATGGTCCCGTCCCATATAGAAACAGTACAGTTAGTAGACTTTGTAGAAGAAGATATAGATGCTGTAGTTTTAAGAAATCCGAAATGGGATACTGGAACTCAGGCCGATAGTTATTTTGTCTCACGAGATACAAAATTTAAATCATATGATGATTTAGTTACGGGTGATAAAAGTATAAAAGAGGCAATAGAAAATGAAATAATAAGTGGTAGTTTTATGGAAAGTATAGAACTTACTGGTATAGATTATAGACAGTGGGATAATTTTATACATTTTAGTTCTATAGAGGATAGATTAAAAAACTTTAAAATTAAATTAGAGAAGGTAGAATTATATACAAGTCAAAGTAATAATTTATTAGGTATTTCTGGGTCATTAACATATGAACAAACTTCAAGCCTGGCGATGAAAACAAGAAAGATAAAAAATGAATTTACACCATTTGAGAAGTATATGTATTTTCAAAGTTCTTCTTATTTTTCAAGTTCACTTGGGGAATTTTATGATAATTCTTGGCCAGTATCATCGGGAGCAGGTACTGAGTTGAGTCCATATGTTCCATATCCAGTTACTTCATCACAGGCCATATCTTGGTATGATGGACAAATATCTTCTGCATCTTTATATGATAGAAATAATAGAAATGGATTGTTACGCAATATACCTGACCATATAGTAAATGAAAGTGCAAATGTACCATTTCATACTTTTATTAATATGACTGGAGAACATTTTGATAATATTTGGTCATACATAAATGAAATTCCTCAAATATATGATAGACGACAAAAATTAACAGAAGGTTTATCAAAAGATTTAATTTATGCGGTAGGAACTTCTCTTGGATTTTATTTAAATGATGGAAATGATTTAGTAGATTTACCAAGATATGTTCTCGGACAAGAAGCAACAGGATCAGATGCAAGTACTTTCACTCAACTTTCTACAGTTCCAGAGAAAAATATTTCAAGAGAAATTTGGAAACGTATAATAAATAATATGCCATTTTTTCTTAAAACAAGAGGAACTATTCGTTCATTTAAGGGATTGATAAATTGTTATGGTATCCCATCAAGTATTTTAAGAGTTAAAGAATATGGTGGTCCTGACCCAGATACAAATAAACCAGCATATTTTATAGATAGAAATTTTACTAAAGCAATAGATTTTAAAGCTGGACAATATATTCAGACAACTTGGGCAAACGATACCAATAGTGGTAGAAAACCAGATACAATAGAATTTAGATTTAAAGCTGCGAGTGGTTCTAATCAAACTTTATTTCAAGCAGGAACAACTCATGGTTTCGCTATAAGATTAAAAGATAATGGTTCATCAGATAATTATGGTTCAGTTTCGTTTGTATTGAATGCATCAGCAGGAAGTGCAGCAGAACTTTCATCTTCAGCTTTACCAATATATGATGGTGAATTCTATTCTGTAATGTTAAATCGTGTTTCATCAAGTGGAGCACAATTAACAGCAGATACTACTTCACAACAAGTTGATTATAGATTATATGTTAAGAAGTATGATGAGGGTAGAAGTAAGATTTATTTAGAATCTTATACAACAATGTCTATTGATGGGGCAACAAGTTCATCATGGAATAGTTCGTTTGTAGGAAATGAAACTGCATATATTGGTGGTAAATCAAGTGATGATTTTGGTAATCAATTTAGTGGTTCTATGATGGAATTTCGCTATTGGAATTCAGCATTAAATTCTGGTTCATTTGATAATCATGTAAAGGCACCAAAGTCATTTGATGGAAATCATGCATCTGCATCATGGACAGATTTGGTATTACGATATTCGTTTGATGATAATACAAATCTTGATAGTTCTACTTCTATTCGAGATACGAGTGCAGACCAATCTTATAATCAGGCAGGAACAGCTACTGGATATACATTAGGTAATAGACCACATTTTAGTTCTGTAGTAGATGAAGAACAAATGTTAATTCCTAATGTAGGCCCGAGTAGACGTGTTTCAAATAAAATTAGATTAGAAACTAATAGATTATCATTTGGTGGTTTGTCGGTTGATAAGAGATCCGAACTTAGTGCATACGATACGGCCGCACTTGATTCTAATAAATTAGGGATATATTTTTCACCAACGAATGTTATTGATGAAGATATAATTCGTTCTGTTGCAAATTTAGACTTTGATCAATATATTGGTGATCCACGAGATAAGTACAAACATAGATATAGAACATTAGAGGATGTTGCTACAACTTATTGGCAAAAATATCTTACTCCAAGTAATTTTTGGGATTATATTAGGTTAATAAGGTATTATGATAGTTCTATTTTTGAACAATTAAGGGCATGCGTACCTGCCCGTGCACGAGCAAGTGTTGGATTATTGATTGAACCAAATATTCTTGAAAGGAAAAAGGAAGTTGTAGGAAAAAAACCAACTTTTGAAGATTTGTTGGTTAGAGGTGATGTTAATATGTTTGTACAGTCTGCATCTGCAGAAACACTTCCAATGTCTGCATCAATACCACAGGCCGTACCAACACCAACTGGATTACATCCATATTACGAAGGTTCAGCCAGTTTCTTTGATTATGCATTTGTAACTGGTTCTTATAATACCTATGTAGGTTCTGTTTCATCTTCAATGGGGAACGCGTCTTTATATAATCTTTCGTCATCTACTACTGGATGGGGTGGTGGTGAAGAAAAATGGGGTAATGTTGATATAACAATAGGTGGTCCTGAAAAGATATTTAGAGAGTCACTACAACCAAATATATCATCTTCAGTACTCTCAGAACATAATTTTGAATATAAATTTTTCTATTCATCTGCAGAAAATGCATTTTTAGATCACGGATTCGTTTGGGATACAGACCGAAGAAATTATTCTTCTCGGTCATTAGTAAGAAGTGAAGTTCAAAGTGTTGGATATGATAATTCATATTTTAGATTAGCATATGGTGGAAGTATACAGACAAAGAGTACTACATTAGACTTAGAAAATCCAGTTACAATAACGGTAACTTCACCAACTACACTTGTAACACAAGATCCGGGAGAATCTAAACTTAGAGTTAAGTAAAACTAACAAAAATTGGAATTTGATATATTTATAAGTGAGAAAGTTTTATTCACTATCAGATATTAAACTCCGTTTAAAAACAAAAAATACCTTTATTTAGGAGACAAAAATGGGATTTCTTAATAATACAACTATTACGATAGATGCAGTTCTTACCAAGCGAGGTAGAGAACTCTTAGCTCGTGGTAGAAACGAATTTGCAATAACAAAGTTTGCATTATCAGACGATGAAGTAGATTATCGTCTTTGGGATACAGCACATCCTAATGGAACTAACTATTATGGGGCAGTTATTGAAAATATGCCTTTATTAGAACCAGTTTCAGATGAAACACAGGCATTAAAATATAAACTTGTAACTTTACCAAAAGAAACTTCAAGATTACCGATTCTTGATGTGGCAGTACCTACCTTAGCTTTCAGTCAGGGTGGTGGAAATGGTGAACTACTCGCACCTGGAACATTAAATTCAACGGATGCAGAACAAGGATATACTTTTATTATACATGACACTACAGTGGCAACACTTCAAGTTGGTCAGGCGGCACCAAGTCCATCTGCACCATTAGTTCCCGTTACTTTAAGTGATGAAGAATTAACACAAAGTCAGAATGTAAGTGGATTAACTGCAAGAGTACTTCCACAAGTATTTACAAGTCCAAATCAAAAATCTACTCAGATTACAATTGTAGGTAATCAGACTGGAGCAACGAGTACCGTGGCTATAACCGTTAATAAGACTAGCCTTGGGAGTCCAGCTGGTGCTGGTACACCTCCCGTAAGTTAATAAGAATTATAGAAGGAGATAACAATGGCATTATCAGGAGCATTTAAATTATTTGACGCAGACAATGATGTAGTAAAGAATATTAAGTCTACTATATCTTCTGGTATTTGGTCAGGCGGATCAGGTACACTTTCAGCATATTATACACAATCTGCACAAAGTTCCTCAAATGGAGCTTATTATTACGATATTTATAAAACAAGTCCAGCGACAGATAGTGAAGCAGAGATTCAGTTTTCTATTACATATGGACACGTACATGGTAGTGGTTCTTTAGGTACAGTAGGTGCAGCAACAGGAAATAGAGCAACAGCAGCTATTCACGCACAACTTGTTAATTTACTATTAGGTCCAAATGTAGATAGATTTACATATGCTGGGGATAATACTTCAGATCATTTTTACGCTATTTCATTGAAACGGGCAAGGATGAGAGAAAAAGTAGATCCAGGAAATTGGGAACTTCATTTAGATTCTGGGAACGCCAATCAAGTTAAATTAATTGATGATAGTAAAGCTACTGCTAATCCAACTTCTGGAATAGGTGGTCGCGTATTTAATGTTGTAAGTGGTTCAATAGCAAGTGGAACTGCAGTAACTAAAACAGCAGCCGCATCACAGGCCGGTGGTGGAATTGGATTATTTTATCCTGATACAGGATTAATTGTGTTGAATGGCAATCAGGTAGATAGTTTAGTAGCAGATATTACTTCAGATTCAGGTTCAAATACACTTGGTGGTAATGTACCAAGATTTTTTGATTCAATAGTACAAGGAGCTAAATTTCAAGCCCGTAGAGAAGAAAGACTTTCTTCCACTCATTTTTTCTGTAGAGCAGGAAATAAAGAATTTAATTTTAGTAATAATCCAACTTTCTTTACCGCATCTGATGGTACATTTACACAACCTACATTCTTTAAAGATCCAAAATCTTATATTACAACTGTTGGTCTTTTCAATGATGCAAATGAATTATTAGCAGTTGCCAAACTAAGTCAACCAGTTCTTAAATCTTATTCGAGAGAAGCTCTTATAAAAGTTAAACTTGACTTTTAACTGATAGGGGGCAAACTTTATGTTAAGAAATGTCCACCCACAAGACGTTTCCATTGAACCTTTTAAAACATACAAAAGATTCCAATTTACTAATGTAGATAGTGGAAGTGGTGTATATGGTTTAAGGGGGGTTAGTGGAAGTCATTTTAATTTTACAACAGCTTCTGCAGCATCTCAAAGTTTTGGAGTTTATAATTCTTTATCTGCAAGTTTAAATAAAAAACCATATAGTCTTGGAACTTATTATTCATTACCATTATATTATACTATAAATAATCTTTATTACGAAAGATTTAGTAAAAATCCAAAACTTTCTAAATCATCTGGAAGAAAAGAACCATTTCTAAGTTATGGTCCAACAAATCCAAACAAACAATATAGACTTTTACATGATTCATGCTCTATTATTTCAGTTCCACAAGATTTATTTGGTGAAGAAATAAAACCTAAATCAGTACAAGTAACAGATAATAGTACGGATGTAACTTTTACAATCAAAGATGATGGAGACGGTAATCTTTATGATTATGCATATTCATCAAGTTATGCGGCATTTAAAAGTAGTAGTTGGGATAATTCAAAATGGACTGCACAAGGTAGTGGAAGTGTTGTAGGAAATGTATTTTATGATACAGGAACGTTGGTTTTTACAGATACAGGTTCTTATAAAGATGTAGGACTTGGAACTGGAACAGATGGATTTGAAATAGATTATAGGTCAACTCATACAATTTATCAACATGAATATACGGTTATATCTCCAGCAGGTAAATTTAATACATCAAGAAATATAAGTCTTACTCATCAGCGTAGTGGAAGTGTTACTGTTGTAGAAGGAACAGAACCACGTTATTATTTTCCACCTGGAGATAATCCAAGTGGTGGTCAAGATTCAACTGGTTCATTCGCCTCAAGTTATCAGGCAACTCAATTCGTAGAACCATTTGTTTCTCATTCACAGTTTGCACCTTATATAACTACAATTGGTTTGTATAATGATAATAATGAATTATTGGTTGTAGGGAGAACATCTAATCCTATCAAGAATGATCCTACAATGGATATGTCTTTTGTTTTAAGGTTTGATGTTTAATTCACAGTATATATTATATTTATAGTAGACTAAAAGTATAATTAATTAACTGGAGAAATAACAATGGACGCCCAGGCGCAAGGTCTTATTGAGAAACTCATAGGGCATTATGGTTGGATAGTAGTTACATTTGGATTGGGTTTCTTTTTTAAGGAATCAATTATAAATATGATTCAAGGGATGCAAGTTTTTATGGGTAATAATTTTAATAATGATGATATTATCTATATAAGCGGAAGAGAAGCTAGAATCGTGAGAGTTGGAATAACAAGGACAGTATTTTATATGACTGATAGAGGAACGAAGATGGTTGTTCCCAACGAAAAACTAAAAGACTTAACATTAGAAAAAAAATTATCTTCTGGATCTATGTGTGATCCCTGTTTTGAGGAAGGGAGAAAAAAAGGTTATTTGTCAAAATCAACTGATAAACTTACTAAAAAGGAAAAGCAAAGCCTTCATGCAGTAGCAGATGAGATTTCTGTAAAAAATTAATATTTATAGTTATAAAATAATTTTAAACTGGAGATAAAAATGAAAAGATTGTTAATTGGAATGCTCTTATCAACTTCGTTATATGCTCAAGATCTTATAGTAAACTTTTTTAAGTATTCCACAGTTTATGCCGGATTCAATCTATCTTCACCAAAATGGGAAGATGATAGATATTCACTTTCAATGATTGACCCTGAAACGGGAATGGAAAATTGGTTAAATGGTGAACTACAAGTTCATAAAAAAGAAATGGATTTAGAACCAGATTTTGATTTGTCATTTGGAATACGAAAAATTGCACGATTTAATTACGAACCAAAACGAGGTGTTAAGAATGCTGGTGTAGGTGGAGATTGGTATAAAGGAAATGAAGTAAGTCCTAACGAAGCCGCAACCATTGGTAAAGTTAAAGGATTTGAGTATTTAATAAAATACGAAGAAAACCGTAAGTGGGAAGAGAAGTTTAAATCACAAGAATATTTTTTAAGATATCTTGGTGATTGGTTTATTCTTAAATTAAAATATTCAGATTTTGAAATGGAAGATTTAAGATATGGTCAAGGTGATTTAAGATTACGAAAAGAATTTATTACTGAAAATGGTAGTTTTAATATTTCAGTTGGAGTAGGAGCAAGAACACATCCAGCATACGGATTCGCACCAACTGTTCTTGATAGTACTTGGTATTCTTCAGATTGGTGGGATTTCGCAGAAGATGAATTTGGTGTAGATGATAGATCATATAGTATAGATTCTGATGGTGATGGTTCTCCAGATGGGGCATCTTTTGGTATTTATGATAATGGAACGGGTGAATATGTTGGTTGGGTAGGATATGATTGGAGATGGTTTGATGCCGATGGTGAATTAATGGCAATGACTGATAGAGAATTTTACCAATATCATTTCCCTGATTTATTAGAAACTTGGTTTGACGAGCAATTAAAAGGTTTAGGAAACCAAAGAGAAATATCAGTATCACTTGGGTTAGATT